TGACCACCTCCAACCGGGTTGTGCTGTTAGCTTCATGACCTTTTGCCCACCGACGTTTACTAATTCGATCCTTGAATTGTTGCGGTTCAATACTTCAGCTGCCTCTGTGGCAAAATCTTTTGATTCTACTGATGCCATTATTAGTTTTCCTTAAATTACCTTTGCTCTGAGAAGAATTAGCCGCTGGCTTTAACAGAGCCTGAATATATCCAAGACTGCATACCAATATCGTCCGACACATCCTTACGGACTACGGTCGCCACCTTTATATATTTATTCATCGCTGCTTTGTTAGGGAATTCCAAGACCAATACACCGCTGTGATCATCGGTTTGGGTCAAAGACCAGCGGGTTAAAACTTTTTCCCTCTTAAACTTTTTGAATACCGGTTCTGCTGATCCACGAAAAACCTTCATGAACTCGGTCCAGCGTAGCGGGTTTTCGAAGACCATTACGCGCATTACACTCATAGGAATTGCCCCCCTTGGCTCATTTAAGAAAACAGATACGGGACAATGTTGTCACGGCCCTAACCGGTTTGTCTACGACCGGCAGCCGGGTCTATGCCAGCCGCGTCTACCCCATGGCTGCTGCTAACCTTCCGGGCCTCTGTGTTTACGCACGAAGCGAAGAGGTCGAGACAACAACCATTACGCGTCCACGCACCCAGTTCCGCACCCTGACGCTTTCGGTCGAGGGGTTCGTTGTTGCGACCTCCGGCCTCGATAACACCCTCGATGCCATCTCTCTGGAAGTGGAGGAGGCTCTGGCCACCGACCCAACCCGCAGCAATCTGGCGAAGGATACCCGCGTTGAAGCTATCGAGGCTGAGCATGTCGACGAAGGTAAACAGCCTGTCGGCACAATCCGCATTGATGTGGCGGTTGAGTACGCCGCCCTTGAGACAGATTTGGAGACCGCATTATGACCCGCATTAAAATGATTTCCGCCGACGGCGGCACAGAGATCGAAGTGAACGACGACCGTGTCGAGCATTTTGAGCGCAAGGGCTACACCACAGCGGGCGCAGGGATGCCCGCCTCGGTTAGCCACAAACCAAAGGCCATTAAGGCCGAAGCCATCGAGGAGAGTTAATTCATGGCAAACCACACTGGTTCCGAAGGCACGGTAAAAGTCGGCTCTAATACAATTGCCGAAATCCGGTCCTTCTCCATCGACGAGACACACGACGCGATTGAAAAAACCGCCATGGGCGATAGTTATCGCTCGTTCAAAACCGGCCTTTTGTCCTGGTCGGGTAGCATCGAATGCTGGTGGGACGAGACCGATACCAGCGGCCAAGGCGCACTCGATGTCGGCGCTAGCGTGACCCTTAACCTCTATCCAGAAGGCGCGACGACCGGAGATATTTATTACTCCGGGACGGCGTTGATCAGCGGCAAGACGATTAATGCCTCTGCCGATGGCATGGTCGAGGCGAGCTATTCTGTGCAGGGCTCTGGTGGGCTGACTGAAAGCACGGCCTAGGTATATGCCTAGTGCCAAGAAAGAGTCGGGCGGTGGCGCTATAGACCGCGCTGTCGCCCATTTCACGGCCCAAGAGGTCCGCACCATCGAGGTGCCTGAATGGGGCGATGAAGATGGCCCGCTGACGATTTATGTGGAGCCATTCACCCTGCGCGAACAGGGTCGGCTGCATAAGGCGTCCAGTGGCGGTGGTGATGCCACCGTTCTAGCCGACGTGCTGATTATGAAGTGCATGGACGCAGACGGTGCCAAGATGTTCGACCTGGGCGACAAGCGTGCGCTTCAGACCAAGGTCGACGCTGGTGTCCTCGCCCGCGTCGCGTCCGAGATCATGGCGGTTGATCAGGACGAACTGGAAAAAAACTAAGGGCGTCTTCCGAGCGGCAATTCCTATTTCTGCTTGCGGAGACGCTCGGCCGCACCGTCAACGAATTAGTCGATCAATTGAGCGTCGAGGAATTCGCCGAATGGGCGGCTTATTTTCAATGGAAAAACGAACAACAACGGAGGGGTGGTAATGGCTAGAAACCGGCTGCATTACGACATTACTGCCCGTGATCGATCAAAGGCGGCGCTTCGTTCGGTCCAGCAAAGTCTCGGCTTTACCCAAGGTGCGGTCTCCCGCTTAACCCGCGTCCTAGCTCCCCTGGCCGCAATCTTCGGGGCTGGTGTCCTTGGTCGTCGCCTGATCGAGACCAACAAAAACTTCCAGCAGCTTCAGGCATCGCTGACGACCTTCACTGGATCGGCCAAGAATGGCGCACGGGCGTTCGAAATTCTCCAGGGGTTTGCTTCGAAGACACCGTTCAGTGTTCAGGAGGTTACCAGTAGCTTCAACATCCTGATTGCGCGGGGCATCAAGCCGACGGTCGATGAGCTAAGGGCCTTTGGCGACATAGCGTCGGGTAGCGGTAAGTCATTCTCGCAGTTTGCAGAAGCTGTAGCTGATGCGGCGGTGGGCGAGTTCGAGCGCCTAAAAGAATTTGGCATCAAGGCAGGGAAAGAAAAAGATAAGGTCGTCCTCGCCTTTGGTGGCGCGACACAGAAGATCGAAAACGACAGTGCCTCAATTATCAAGGCACTGACCGGTATTGCGAAAACTGGGTTTGCCGGTGCAACTGAGCGTCAGGCCAAAACCCTATCAGGCGCGTTCTCGAATTTTGGCGACGCTGTCGATGCCGCTGCTTATGCCATCGGCAAGCAGGGACTTAACAAAGAGATCAACCGCGTCACCCGCGATTTCACGAAGTTCATCAGTCGCAATAGAAGCGCAACACGGGCCATTGGCCGGGGCCTGGTGAAGGCGCTGAAACTCGCTGAACGCGCTATAAAATTCGTCGGGCGAAACCTTGAGCAAATTGGCAAAGGGTTCATGATCGTTTTTGGCGCTGTCATAATTAGGCGCATTGCCAGTGTCGCCTTTTCGATTTTCAAACTTGTTAAGATTTTAGTGACCTCCAACATTGCCCTAGTCTTAATGCGCTCCCTCACCAGCAAAGTTGGCCTAGCGATTATTGCCCTTGGCGGGGCCTTTGGTATTGCCTATGGGGCCAGCGAGAAATTCCGAAAATCGGTATTGGAGTCGACCCAAGACCTTAGCCAAATGCTCGGCATCACTAAGTTGCTTGAGACGGCTAACCTGACATTGGACCGAGTTCTGGGCTTCACGAAGGGGAGTTTTGAGGACTTAGCCCAAGAGGCCGAAAATACCGGTGAGATGTTCCTGTTCGGCAGCAATAGCGCTGACGAAGCCAGCGAAAGAATTTCAAAGTTATCCGACGTCGTTGATAACACCTTCGGCCAGGGAGCCATTCAGGGTGCCAAGGATTATTTCGATGGGGTTAATGATAGCGCTACCAACACCAAGAATTTTGTCACAACGGCGTTCAATTCTTTGGAACGGACCCTGTCCGATTTCTTCCTTAGCGGCGAAACGTCGTTCAAGAATTTTGGCGATGCGGTCAAACGCGGCCTAGCAGACCTCGCCGCCAAGGGCATCGTCTCCGTAGCGGGAAGTTTTGCTCAGGGTGCATTGGAGACCGTGGGCGGCAGTATAGGTAAGAAGATTTCGTCGTTTGTCTTTGGCGCATCGGGTGGCTACATCAGCGGCCCGGGTGGTGACCGTAGCGACAATATCCCGGCCATGTTGTCCCCCGGTGAATTTGTCATCAACGCTGCCAGTGTTAGAAAATACGGTGCTGGCTTTTTTGGGACCTTGAACGCCAACAGTCGGGGCGCGGTCGATACAGACAGTGGGCTACCGGGGTTTGGCTTCGGGTCATTCATTTCAAAGGCATTTAAGAGCGTCACGAAGGTTATCAAAAATGTCGCTGGTTTCGTCGTTAATACAGTCCAAGGCACGACCCAAGGTCTGATGTCCGGCGATCCGATGACCATAGCGGCGGTTGTTGGTTCATTCATTCTACCGGGGATCACAACGGCACTAACAAGTGCGATGTCCGCAGCATCTGCCGCAACCGCTTTTGGTGGGGTGATGAGCGCCCAAGGACTGGCTACATCCGCCAGTTTA